GACCTCCGTGCAGCCCTCGTGGCGCACTGGCCTGTCAGCGGTGTTGATTTGGAAGACCAACAACCGCCGGGCTAGTGCGCCTTTTTCTTTGCACGCCCGGCGCTAACCCGGAGACTGAGATGGCTGAAAAGAACAACAAGCTGGACCGCGGCGGCGAGGAATATCGCGACTTGTTCAGCAGGTACATGCGACGCGGCGGAAACTCTTTGACTGCCGCAGAAGCTCGTGCGTTGAGTCAGACCGGCACGGCCGGCTCAGGCGATGTGCTGGCGCCAACAGAGTTTTCCGACATGTTTATGTCGGAATTGGGGGACGATCAGATCATTTCCCGGGTCTCAAAATTGGTTGTCAAAAGCGGAGTGGTCAGCGTTCCGGTGATTACTCCCACGGGTTCCGGTGGCTTCAGCGTTCAAAAGAACCCTGGCGAAGCCGGCACGCTGATTGACGCAACTACAACCGGGCAAACTCAGGTTTCCGTCCCAACCATCGCCTTGCCTGGCACCAGCAACACCGGCACCGGCACATCAACCCTTCGGCTGCGTCGGGTCAGCGTGATGGTTCGCGTCTCAAACGAGCTGCTTGAGGATTCTGCTGGACAAGGAAATGCAAGCATCGAGTCGCTGATCATTAGTCAGGCCGCACAAGATATTGCGGCGAACCTGAACAAGCAGATCTTGGTTGGCAACAAGGACGACAACGTAACCGCCGGCACGGCTTCGGCGGCTGGCTCAGATTGTTGTCACGGAGTCTTCAACACATGCCGCCGATACAGCCGGGCCTATTCGTCTGCCAGCGTCTTCGGCACTGGCTCAAGCTACCTGAACACGGCAAACAACCACGTCAACTGGCTGGTGGGACAAGTGCGGTCTAACAGGCTGGCGCCGAACTACTGGAATCGGTCAATGCTCGTTTTCAATTCGCAGATGACCTACAACGCCACCGCCGCCAACTCAGGCACGAGACTGTTCGTTCAGGCTGATATTCGCACCGGCCTGACGTATGGTGGTGGACCACGGTCTGTTTTAGGACTCGATTGGACTTTGGCAGACATGTCAATCTCCAACACTGGCGACAACGAAATAGCGAGCAGCAACGAACCGCTGAGCCTGCTGTGTGACTTCAGCCGCTACCTGTTTGTCTCGACCACGGACGGAGTTGTCATCTCGAGGGTCACTGAGAGATTTGCGGACAACAATGAAACGATGTTTGTCGTGGCGTTGCGTTGCGCTGGCGTCCTGTTGGACCCCAACGCGGCCATCGCACTAATGCTCTGATCAATCGCGCAGGTTCCGCGGCTTCGCGCGGCAGCCTGAGCAACACCAACGCGAAGCACAAGGGAACGAAAAATGGACAGTTACAAGAAGCTTCGCGAGGGCAACGACGCCCGCTACCGCGAGATGCAGCAGATCATCGAGACCGCCAATCAGAACGGCGGCGACATGGACGCCGACACGACCAAGCGCTTCGAGGCGCTCGACGCCGAGTACCGCCGCGTCCAGGGTGTGATCGAGAAGAACCACCAGCTGATGGCGCTGGCGGCGAAGGACAAGGAGACGGGTTTCGTGGATGTCGGCCCCGACGCCCCCGAGATGCGTCGCGCTCCCGCCGCTCGCGAGACCGCCCAGCGGGCCCCCCGCTTCGGCGACTTCCGCTGCAGCGACGAGTACCAGGCCGCCTACGCGACCTACTTGAAGCGCGGCGAGCACACCCCGGTGGCTGAGATGCGCGCGCTGAGCGAGGGCACCGCCGGCTCCGGCGATGTGCTTCCGCCCACCGAGTTCCACAACGAACTCACCAAGCGCCTGCAGCAGATGTGCGTGATGCGTCAGCTGTGCAAGGTGATGCCGCTCGGCTCGTTCAAGCGCGAGATCGCCATCGAGACGGGCCTCGTGAACGCGGGCTTCGTTTCGGAGGCTGGCTCGGTCGGCACCGAAGGCGGCAGCACCTTTGCTGCGCGCACGCTGCAGCCGCGCCGCATCGCCGGCCTCGCTCAGGTGAGCAACGAGCTCATTGAGGACGCGCCGGCTCGTGGCCCGGGCTTCTCGATCGAGTCGATCCTCACGGAACAGTTCTCCCGCAAGTTCGCTGAGGTCGAGGAGAACGGCTTCATCGCCGGCGACGCCTCTGCCCCGAATCCGCGCGGTCTGATGACCTACACGGGAACGGGTCAGAACCTGATTGCCTCCTCCGTGACCAGCGCCGGCAGCGCGGCGTCTCCTGCGCCGACGGTCGCCAACATCATCGATTTCGTGTACGCGCTCCCCCGCGAGTACCGCATGTCGAGCAAGTGCGCGATCGTGTGTAGCGATGCGTGGCTGGCGCTCGTGCGCAAGCTGGCGTCGATCGCCACGGGCACCGTGAACTACTTCTGGCAGAACAGTGGCGCGCTCGGCGAGCCGGATCGCCTCATGGGCATCCCGGTCTACCCGTCCTACGCCGTTGCCACCAGCGGCGCATCGGCGAAGATCGCTGTGATCGGCGACTTCAACTATGCGGTCATCGGCGAGCGCAACGGCTACACGCTCAAGGTGCTCCGCGAGCGTTACGCCGAGACGAATCAGACGGGCTACATGGCGCAGTCGCGCGTTGACTTCACTGTCACCAATGTCAACGCCTTCCGCTACATGCAGGCCGCCGCGACCTGATCACTGACCTGAACCCACACCGCTCGGGGGGGAAACCCCCCGGGCGGATTTCCAGTTATGCCAACTGTTCGCGTCATTCAGGCGTTCATCATGGAGAAGGCCGCGCACGGTCCTGGCGATGTTCTGACCGTTGACGAGCGCACGGCGACCGAACTGCTTGCCACTGGCCTTGCCGAGCGCCACGAGCCCGAGCCCCGGGCCTGCGTAAGGCCCGACTGCTGCAAGGCGGTGAAGAAGGGAGCCAAGTGACCGACGGCCTGCGCACCAACCTGAGCGACACGGGCGCCACCAGCGCCGTGATCACGGCGAGCGAGTTCAAGACCCACGCCCGCGTGTACCACACGCAGGACGACACCTACATCGCCACCCTGATCCTTGTCGCCACGCAGTGCATCGAGCACGAGACGCGCCGGGCGCTCATCAACCGATCCTTCACGCTGCAGCTCGAGGGCTTCCCTGCCGGCGGCGAGATCATCCTTCCGCGCTCCCCGCTCTCGACAGTCTCAAGCGTCACCTACACCGACGCGGCGGGTGCGACGCAGACCCTTTCTGCGAGCGACTACAACACCTACAGCGTGAACGGCGTGGGCCGGGTCGTGCTGAAGAGCACTGCTTCGTGGCCGACCACGCAGGGCACTGGCGCCCTTGATGTCTCGGTGAACTTCACGGCGGGCTACGGCGCGACCAGCGCGAGCGTGCCCGTGGCGCTCAAGCAGGCCGTGCTGCTTCAGGCGACGCACCTGTACGACAACCGCACCCCGGTCGCACCGGCGCAGCTGTACGAGATCCCGCGAAGCGTCGAGCGCCTGATCGTGCAGTACCACTCGGGGGACTATCAGTGAACCCGGGCTACATGCGCACTCCGCTGTCGATCCGCATGCCCACCGAGTCGGTTGATGAATACGGGCAGACGACGGTGACCTACACCACCGACGACACGATCTTCGCCGCGGTGAACGAGGCGAGCGCCGAAGAGAAGATGAACCACCGCCAGCAGAACCAGCTGGTGACGCACCGCATTCGCACGCGCTGGCATCCCAACATCCAGCACCGCACCCGACTGCAGACCGTGGCGAACACGGGCGGAATGACCGTGCGCACATGGGAAGTCGTCACCGCTATCAACTGGCAGGAGCGCCGCGAGTACCTCGACCTGGTGTGCCGAGAGGTGGTGACCTGATGTTCTCTCGTAATTCCAAGATCCGCGGAATGCTGATCGAAGGCATCCCGCAGATGGAAAAGACGATCCGCGACTTGTCAACGCGCGACCTCGACAAGGCGATGATCGACGCTCTTGCCGAAATTGGGCACCCGACCCAGCGGGCGCTTGCCAACTACTTTTCCCATCGCGTCGGCAAGCACGACAACGAAAGCCTGCGCCGAGCCATGCAGCACCGCTGGTGGAGCGAGAAGCGACAGCAGGGTCTGCCGACTGGCTACTCAAGAGCGCTGGCGGTCAAGCTGCTGCTGAAAGACGGGTTTGGATTCAAGGCTGCAAAGATGAAGAAGGCTGCTGGCTATTTCCTGCGCATCAAAGCGTGGGGCGAGGGCATGCACCTGATCGAAAAGGGCCGCTACAAGGGCGTGAACACCTACACCGGGTGGAAGGGCGGCATTCAGATCCTGAAGCGGTTCGAGGCGTATGCGCTGGGACGAATCAACACGGACATACCAAAGGCTCTTGAACGCGCGGCCGAGGCCGCTGCACGCAGAAACGGGGTGCGTCCGTGAGCGCGGTCGTGGCTGCCCTGGTGCGCGACGCGATCGTGCAGACGGCCGCTATCACTAGCGTCGTGGGCGCAGGCTCCAGCGCGCGCGTGTATGCGTCCTATCGCCCAGCCTCTGCCCTGCCGGCCATCGTCGTGACCTACGGCGACGACAACGACCTGAGCCCGACCTTCGCGCGCACCGACTGCCTGCGGAAACTGACGGTCTCGGTGGACTGCATCGCTTCGACGCTGAAGGCGTCGCGCGAGCTCGCCGAACTGTGCCGCGTCGCCCTGCACGGGTCGCGCGGGTACTACCGCAGCACGACCGTGTTTGAGATGCGCGTGACCTCGACTTCAACGCAGTACGACATCGGAGGCGACGCCAACGATGTGCAGGCCCATATCACAACCGTCCAGGTCGAGTGCACCTACCGCGCACCGGCCGTGAACCCAACGACCATCACCGACCCCAACGCGGCACCGTAAGCCGCAAGGAGCATTCACATGGCAGCAATGAGCACATTCGGTTCGACCCTGAAGATGGGGGCGACCACCTCAGGCGCATACCTTGCACCGACAAACTCCGTCGGCGAGGTCACCTCGCTCAACCTCGACGGCCTGCAGCTGAACACGATCGATGTGACCACGATCAGCGACCGCTTCCGCAAGTTCATTCCCGGCATCATCGACTCGGGCACGATCACGCTGGAGGTGAATGTGGACCCGGACGACACCAACGGGCAAGCGGCGATCATGGACCTGCTCGATGTCACGGCCGGCAGCACCGTCCCGGTCGCCAAGAGCTTCCTGCTTGAGTACGGCGACACGACCAACAAGGGCGCAAAGTTCGAGTGCGTCGGCATCGTCACCCAGGCGTCGTTCAAGGGCGCGATCGACTCTGCGCTCACCGCCAGCCTCACGATCAAGCTGACCGGCTCGCTCAACTTCGTGGATGTTGACTGATGAGCCTGAAGGAACGACTCCTTTCGCTTCGCGCATCGGTCCCCTCGGAGACCGTGGATGTCCCCGGCGTCGGTCAGGTCGAAGTTCGTGGCCTGACCGCCGCCGGGCGCGACGAGTGGGAGCAGCGGATCTACGCGGCAAAGGGAAAGCCCGTGCGCAACATGCGGGCTTCCCTGGTCGCCCTGTGCCTGTACGACGACGGGAAGCCGGTCTTCACTTCTGCCGAGATCGATGATCTCGGCGAGCTGCCGGCGAGCGTGGTTGACAGGCTGTGGGATGTGGCCGCGAAACTGAGCGGGCTCACGGGCAACGACCGCGAGGAACTCGAAAAAAACTGCGAGAGCGCCCGCTGAGACAGTTCCTGTTTCGGTTGGCGCTGGCGCTTGGGATGACCGTCGAGGAACTAGGTGAACGCATGAGCAGCCGAGAACTGACCGAATGGCTTGCCTTCGATCGGATCAGCCCGATCGGCGACGAGCGCGACGACCTGCGAGCCGGGATCGTGGCGAGCACTGTGGCGAATTGCCACAGGAGCCGCCGGGAACCGTTCACGCCGCAGGACTTCATGCCGTTTGTGCAAAAGCCGGAGATGGCCCCAGCGGTCGCTATTGACCGCTTGCGCAAGCGCCTGAAAGGTGGGAAGCCATGAGCACGATCGCGCAGCTGAAGGCCCGCCTCACGCTCGAGACCGAGCAGTACATGCAGGAGGCGAACAAGGTCATCAAGAAGACCGATGCATTCTCCGAGCAGATGGGTCGAATTGGCCGCAAGGTCGGCAAGAGCTACATGAACGCCATCACGGCTTCGGTCATGGGCACCGTTGGTGCCATGAGCATCGACGGCATGCTGCGCGATTTGGCGAAGAACCTAGACGAAATTCCGGTCGGCGGAGCCAATCGTTTGCGCGACGCATTTGAGGGCGTTTCCAATGTTGTGCTTGATCTGATCAAGAAGATCCCTCTGATCGGCGGATTTACGCAATTTGGAGAGAGCTTGTTTTATGCAAATGAACGCATGAACGGCAACATGGCCCTCGATGATCCACAGAGAGTCGTGGATCAGCAAAAGGCGATTGCGGATCGACGCACTTTTTCTGAATCTGCGAGTTCCGCTGCAGACCTGATCAGGGATCTTGAATACCAGGAGCAGCTGTACCGAGCAGCCACCGATGAGCAGCGTAAGAAGATTGAGTACGAGCACGAGCTTCAGAAGGCGCTGGAAGTCACCAACAAGATGCAAGAGGGCCCGCAGCGCGACCGCATGCGGGAGGACATCGAGAACCGCGTGAAGAGCGTGCAGCTTGAGCGCGAGAAGGCCGAGGCAAGGAAGAAAGCAGAGGAAGAAGCCAAGAGGGCTGCGGAAGAGCTTGCCCGGCAGAGGGAGCAGGAAGCGAACAGGATTCAGCGTGAGATCGAATCCCAGCAGAAGCAGCTGGAAGGTGCCAGGCTGGGCGCTGAAGCAGAAATGGAGAACCTTCGCGGCGCGAACAATGTGCAAGGCGTCGGCACCGCCGTCGGCAGCGTGCGAGTCGCCGGGGCGATCGACTACTCAAGCAAGGGCATGGCAACGAGCCTTGAGAAGATCCGTGAGATCGAGAAAGAGATCGCTGAGAACACGAAGAACCTGAAGAACCTGAGGCCCGCATGACCATCGTTTGCACCCTGCTGAATCAGAGCGTTTCCTACGACCGCGAATCGTTCAACGGCAACGCGACCTACCACATCTACGACGATGCGGGCTCGCTGGTCTCTGCCGACAACATCATGGGCTCGACGAATGTCTCGTCGGTCTTGAATGGCGGCGCCCTCACGGCGTTCGGCGCGTACCTCGCTGGCACCGGAACGGGTGCATCCTCCTATGCAAAATTGCGCTACTCGGGCTACTCGTTGTCCAACGACGGCAGCGGTGCAAAATGGACGATGACGGTCAATTTCGATTCTGCGCAGAGTGCCTACTCCCCGACTTCGGCGGCAAAGGACACGATCCCCGAGGACACGCCCGGATTCACGGCGATCGAGATGGACATCAGCGCGGCAATCGTCCCGACCTATCGGGTGGACAACTACTCTCTGCCGGGTGCAGGCGATATCAACGCCCCGACCGAGGCCGACATCGGCGGCAAGCCGTGCGACCAGGGCGGCGAGCCGATCGACGCCTTCGTCTCGATCATGCGGTTCACTGTGCGAAATGTGCAGAGCGGTCGCGTGAGCACTGCCGCGATGAGCAACATCCTGAGCATGGTGAACACGCGCAACAACGCCGCCTTCAGCATCAACGGGTTCAGCGCACCGGCTGGCAAACTGCTCCTGACCGGGGTGCAGGTTTCGCGCGTGAAGGCGAATGTGTACGAGCTGACCTATGGCTTCGCCTACGACGACGATTTCCACCTTCGGCAAATGCCAAAGGTGGATGCGAACGGCAAGCCGCAGCTCGCGGTGCTGAGCGGCAGCGCTCTTACCATCACAGACGCTACGGTCGCCTCTGTCGATGCTGCGGCCTCCGGCGGCATTGCCCCCCGCTACGCCTTCCATGTGATGTGGAAGCAGCCGTTCCCGGGGACCAGTGACTTCTCCGCTCTTGGGATTCAGGGCCTGACCTGATGCCGCGGCTCGTCCCCAGCCCGAACTCTCGCGACTTCGGCCAGCGTCGATCCGATTACCGGGAGACGAAACAGCCGAAGGTGCAGGGACAGCGCTCCGACGGGCGCGGCAACTATGAAACCTTCATTGCAAAGATTCTTGCAAACCCGGTTGCAATCACCGGGGCGACGAGCAGATGGCGATATGCGTGGGAGGAGGTCGTTGTCAAGGACGATCACAAGACTGAATCACTGTCGGGCAAGCGCATGAGTCGCAGCACCGGAACGGGCTCGGAGTTCACCTACGCGCTGAATCTTTGCGAAATGTGTCAATCGATCACAAGCCCGACAAAGGTCGGCCCGGGAGTCACGATTTCCTCCCTCCCCAGCGGATTTACCGTGCAGCCGATCGCTGAAAACACATGCGTGATCATGCACGCAATGAGGCGACGCAGCGGGCTGCTGCTCTACGCCTTTTCAATGCCGAACGCCATCGATGGGTCGTGCCAGAACAACCTCAACGCAGGCGGCGGCGGTTCCGGTCAACAGCAAGAGGTGCAACCATGAGCCCCAACCCTATTGGTCCTCGCCACCGCACGCATCCTGGGGTTGCGAACGCTATCAGCGTCGCGCAGCTCATCGTGCTCTGTATCGGCGTCCTGACCGTCGTCGCAAATCTTGGAAAGAAGGACGCAATCGTTGAGCGCATGGACAAGGACATGAGCGAGCTGCGGGCTATTGCTCAGGATCTCGTAAAGTCGCAGGTGTTGGGGGCGGCAAACGATAAAACCCACGAGGATGCCCTTCGGCAGGTCGCTGCGAGGTTGGACCGACTTGAGGGGCATAGGTGAAAAACGCGCTGGCGGGCCTCCTGCTGCTTTTAGCGGCCTGCAGCCCGTCGAGGCAGATCGCGGTGGCCGCCACCGACGCCGCCGGCCGAGCGGAGGAGATACACCGGCTCGCCGAGCGCATCGGTGTCACCTCTACCCAGCCCGAGGTGGTCACTGACGCCGCGACCATTGCCGTGCAGGCAAGGGCGATTGAGGCCGCGGCCGGCTCGATCCACCGGGCCCTGCCGGGCGTTGAGGACCAGACCCCGTGGTGGGCGACCCTCTTGCAATGGGGTTTCGTGGCTGTATCGGTGGTGGCTGTGGTGGTCCTCGTATGGCAGACGGGCATCGGGCAAGCGCTCAGGGCAGCCATCGGGCTGATCCCGCGTCGCAAGGTGCAGGAAGCCTCGCTGGCCGCCGCGGCGCTCGACCCTGAACGGGCCGAGGGCCTGCGTGAGCTGATCGCCGCGAAGCGCCTCGCCGATCCGCTCTTCGACGCCGCCTGGCGCAAGGAGAAAGACTATGACCTTCCTCGCAACGGCTGAAAGCCTGCTTGGCTCGGTTTGGTTTGGCATGGCACTGCTCTGCATTGGTTACATCGCAGGGCATGTCATTCCTGTCGGCAAGATCGCCGAGCTGCTGCGCAAGTAACACATGTCGGTGCATCGCGTCTGCTGCTGCAATGTGACGGCCGCCGGGGCACCCATGATGGTGCGCGGCGGGTGGTACCACTTCATCGTGCTGAACGATGACGGGTCAGTATCCGTTCTCATTGGCGAGCTGCGGCAAAACAAGTTTCAGGACACGCCGCAGTTCAGCAACTGCTACGACAACGGAACGCAGGATGTCTGCCTAACGGACTGCATGCCAATCGAGGCCCCTGTCGGGCATCCGTTGTGCGTTCCGGATGCGGTGAAGAACACGCGCGCAGGAAACACGGGGAAGGCGGTCAAGGACATCGCCGCCGGCGCGTACCACTGCATCGTGCGGCACACGGACAACACGATCAGTTGCTGGGGACTCAATGCGATGGGCCAGTGCAATGTCCCAACATCGGCAATCACTTCGACGGAAAACAAGGGCAGCCTGATCGACGCCAGCAACACGAAACTGAAGAAGATTGTCGGCCTGCACGCCGGGTACAGCACAAGCGCGGTGACCTTCAACGATGGCAGTGTCTTCTGCTGGGGCGATCCGGAGGTCGCGTCAGTCGTGAACACCTGGTCGGACCTGATGATGAGCCCTCCGGACAATTACCCCGGGCAGCCGAACGGGCGGTCGTCAACGGACAACTACGACGCCAGCAAACCGAGTTACGCAAGGCCCCGATACTGGGCCGCGTACAACTCCGATGCCGAGCTGGTGACCTGGAATGTGCAGTCGGACCCGAATGGCTACTTCAACAACCTGAATCTCAATCGGCACTGCAGCCCGATGTTCGACTTGGGCGTCGAGACCGACCCGTTGAATCCGATGGAGTTCGACCATGTTCTTGCGGATACCGGGTTCAACAGTCTTCCGATTGCAAGCGAGTACAGCTACATACAGACGGGATCTACCGCCAGCGGTTATTTCGGAGCGCAGTATCCATTCATCGATTCGCTGCCGAACTATCAATATCCGCAGCAGCCTGAACCGCTTGGACAGAATTGCGACATTCTCTGCATCACAGATCCAAACTCAGCGGTGTGGCAAGATTTCCTTGGGATGAAATGGCGGAACAGCGTCTTTGAGGGCGGCAGGTATGTGAACAACTTCAGCAACCCAAGCCAGCAGTATGTGAACTATGCGCGCAAATCATGCTGCGATTTGCAGATAAAGAAGGACTATGCCATCGCAATTCGTCGCACTGGTCAGATCATCACCACTCGAAACACGAGGTCGGTGGTTGGATGCCCGTCGAACACGCACTGCAGAGACTGCGATGCCGATCGGTTGCAGACCGTGACAAACGGAGCGATGGGCAACCCGAACGCAAATTGCCCACCGCAGAATGCGAGCACCGTCGGCAGCGTGTTCTGCAATCAGCACGCCCCTTGTTCAACCAATCCCGACGATCCGTTCTGCGGACAAGACTTCACGAATTGCGCGTGCTGCACAAACGCAACACCATCGATATACCTCGGGTGCCCGAATTGCAGTTCGCAACAGTGCGCGGCAGATCGCCGCTACATCATCGACGGGACAACCGGAGCCTTCTACGAAGGCATCGGATGCATGAGCGCGGAGCCACAGCTGGAGGCTTTCTATCACAACCCGAACTGGGCCGACGCTACGAGCGGCAGCCTTTCAAGTCGATGGACCTCAGGGCTTCAGGTTCTCTACGGTCACGGTTCCAATCGACCAGCGGCAAACACGGCGAGCGTGCAACAGAACTACGGCTGGACGACCATGCCTGCGACGGATGGAGTGAACAACCCACGCAGCGCTGGTCAGGATTTCGCCTGTCAAAACTTCCACTATCCAGCGCTGGACCTGTCGTGCGCAAAACTGTGCAAGTCAAGCGGCTCGTGGCAAGAGTCGCAGATCACCCCAGATGGGACGCCGATCTGGAACTACCCCGAGCAAATGTTCTCTCAGGCGGTGCAGGCCGGGACCAACACGGTGATGTGGACGCAACTTGGTACTGCTCCCACCGAGGCGCAAATGCCTCCTACTGGCGGCGATTCAAATGACCCCGATGTACCCAGCTGCTCGGGCTGCGGGCAGCTAGCAAAAATCTGCCGCGATTCGCAGTTTTGGTACAAGGCGATGCCCAACACGGGCGAACTGACCACCGGATGCATCTACACAGGCGTGAACAAGGTGGGGAACCCGGCTCCGAACTTCAAGGACAAGTACAACTGCGAGAATCCGCATCGCTATGCGTTCATCCCTGACCAGGTGAGCATGGCTACGACAATCAATTACAACCAAGCGAGCAAGCCGTGGGGCCCGTACAGCATTGCCCTGTGGCAAGGAGCATCGCGCGACAACTTGGGCGGCTATCCGAACTGCCACTGCTGTGAACCACCGGCCGGCCAGCAGATTCGTCCTCCTGGCGTCGCCGAGGTGATCTCCAATGAATGGCCCGTCTCAGGGTTTCTTGATCCCGTGTTGGGCAGCTACTTCGGAATGCCGTTCGAAGCCAATCTGCATTGCCGCGGATCGGTTGGAGACACCTACACATGGTGCTCTGCAAAATGCGAGTGGCTGTTCAAGGACGGCAACAGCTGGAGCAACTACTCTGCACCATTTTGCGCAAATTATCCCGTGCGGAGCGTTGCCTCGACTCGCATGGCGTTCGCGATGGTTCAGGCAGATCATCGCGCCTACGACGCAAATGGACCTATGACTCCCCCGGGAGACTGTGGGAAGTACCCCACGGGATCGGCGCCTGAAGATCCATCGCAGTGGCTCTCATGCACGCAGCAGGGTCACATCGATACGAGCAGGCAGAACGAAATGACGCTGCATGTATGGGGATCACTGTGGGACCCGTGCAGCCCGTTCCCCAGGGTGTGCGATTGCACGATGACGCTCCCGATCGACACGGGAAACGAGGCATGCACAAGCCCATATGCCGGCGAAAGCTGGGCGCTGGATGTCGACCTTGCGTATGCAAGCCCATGCGATTCATCAGGAGGCGGGACCCATCCAGAGGGTCCTGCAGGCACAGAGGCTGGCACGGGCATTCCGGTCTACCCCTCATGGACCCGAACCCCGACTACCACCGCTCGATCTGCTCGAAAGGGTTCATGGAGCGGATCGACCTGGGTGCAGCAAACCCCAGCGGTCAATGAACCGACCGTATCGCCGACTCGCTACTGCCCGAACTGTGATTCTTATCAGCAGCAGTTCTACAGGAACTTCGGGTCTCCTACATGAAAGTCTTCTACTACAGCAATCCGCGCAAGCCGCAAATGTCCGAGGAGGAACGGCAAAAGCGCCAAGATGAGCATCGGCAGAGACACGAAAAGAAGACGGCTCAGCAAGTAGCGATGGAGCAGGCTGAGGGTGACGCAAAGAGGTCGCTCCTGCAGCAAACCAAGTCGTACCTCAAGGCCGAGGCCAAACACGCATGGGGCGGTCCAGCACCGATGGAGGTGTTTGAACAGCGCATGCGGCTGTGCATGGCCTGCCCAGGGCGCGTCGATGAGCTCGATGGGATTCGAGATGATGGTGGCATCGGCTTTTGCACCAAGTGCGGATGTGGTGCGAATCAGCGGTCGCGGCTCAGTGTGAAACTGACGCTGGCTGGGGTGGCGTGCCCGCTCGAAAAGTTCCCTGCAGTCAGTGGAACCGGAGGAACGATCGCTAGCGCCGTCGAGGCGGCGAAGGGTGTCGCGGCGAGCGTTGCGGCACAGATCCGAAAAACTCTTGGCTAGATCGCGCGCTTCACGAAGAGCGCAAGACCGCACAGCCCAAAGCCAAGCACGAGGAAAACTCCGATTTGCTGCGCTTCTCGGTTGTTTGGAGCCGTTCCAAACATCATGGAAAAGCCAATTGCAACGAGCATAAAGCAAATGATCCGGAGAAGGTTTCTCATCGAATGAAGTCTCCCGAAAGGTTTGAATAGGCTAGCGGACGGTGGCTCATACGAGTCAATAGGGTTCCCGCTAGTTTTTTGCCTCCATGCGCTTCCGGGTCACCGTAGAGTTCTTCGTGGATTTGCCAGCGGCACCTCCGGAGAAGGATCTCCGAGAGCACTGCCGGGATTACGACGGGCAAGCCCGCCGGAATGTCGAGCAGCAGGCCCGCTGGGTCAGGGAATGGCTGAACCACATAGACGGGCATGCGCCTACCCCCGCACGGTGCGTTTCGTGGTTGCGTGAAATCACCTCCGGGAAGACGCTGGCCCCGCAGACCGTCAGGAACCGGATCACCGCCTGCCGGCAGTTCTGCGGGTGGCTGGTGGTGCAGGAAGTCTTGGAGTCGAACCCGTGGGCATCCGTGCCGGCGCCAAGGGGCCGGGCCGGTCAGGGGCAGGACGCCCTGACGGACGCCCAGGTTGACGCGCTGGTCGAAGCAGCGACGAGGGCATCCAAGACGGGCCGCAAGCCGAGCGACCGCGCCAGCGCAGGCAACCGCGCCAACCTGTACCGCTTCCTGCAACTCACTGGACTTCGCCGCGGCGAGGCCCGCGCGCAGTTGTGGAGCGACATCGATCTCAAGATGCGCACGATGGTCGTAAGCGCCGACAAAGCCCGGCGGCGCGACGCTGTGCCACTGAGTGACGCAGCCTGCCGCCTGCTGTCAGGTCTTGCCAAGAACGGCCCAAAGGTCTTCGACCGCATTGTCACAGACAAGGCTCTGCAAGCTGACCTGTCTGCCTGCGGCATTGTCGGTCGATACTCCTGGCACTCTTTCAGGGCCGGGTACATCACCGCTTCGTTTGAAAACGGCACCCCGCCGGAATTGATCCAGCGGCTAGTTCGGCACAGGTCTATCGATCAGACCCACAGGTACTTGCGTCACAAGGAGGAACGGCTCAGGGAGGCCGCCGAGGCACGGGTGGCAAAAAAGTTCGGCGATTTCGGTTACACGAAACCTCGTGTGGCCGATAGGTTCCGCGTGGATTCACTCATGGACGAGACCACCAACACCTTCGCGAACTCTTCGACGACCAGCCCGAGCGCTGCGTCTCGTCGCGGTGAATCCACATCTCGGGCTGGTCTTCGATTGGTTCGCAGCCGTTCGTCTGTCTCCCGGC